GCTCCTGCTCCTGCTCCTGCTCCTGCTCCTGCTCCTGCTCCAGCACCAGCTCCTGCTCCTGCTCCTGCTCCTGCTCCTGCTCCTGCTCCTGCTCCAGCTCCAGCTCCTGCACCAGCTCCTGCTCCTGCACCAGCTCCTGCTCCTGCACCTGTTCCTGTTCCAGTTCCTGTTCCAGCTCCAGCTCCAGCTCCAGCTCCTGCTCCAGCTCCTGCGGCTTCTACTGGTGTTACTAGTCAAGATTCAAATAATAATATAACAAGTTGTGATACAGAAACAACTGAACAAAAAACAGATCAAATATCAAATACATCTAGTGAAATTAACGAAAATGAATTAAAAATAAAAGAGTTAGAACAGCAAATAGAAAAATTACAAAATAACGAAAAAAATGAATCAAAAGAAAAAAGTAGTAGTTTAAATTGGATAATAAATTCCTTGAAAGTATTATTTTCAACAATAGGAAATGCGTTTACATTTGAACCTCCAACTGATACAGATACATATAAATTACCAGATAAACAACAGCAAGATAATTATGTATATATAGGAAAAATGTATTCAAAACCAGAAGATAGTAATATAAAGCCAAAAATAAAATATATAGGTTATAATCCAGATAGAAAGGATTTTTTTATAGAAGAAAAAGAAGATGTTTAAAAAAAAATAGTTAAATAATAATTAATATTAGTATTTAACAAAGATGTCATCATTTCAATATGTAATGGCAAATATTCAAATGCCAATAAAAGTATATAATAATAATATAACAGAACCTTTACCAGAATACATAAAAATAAATATAACAGAATGTAAAGAATTACCAGAAACCAAAGATACACCAGCGATTCAAAGTGATTTCTTAGATCAAATCCAACAGTTAATTTCACCTAAAAAAGAAGAACTAAAACTATTAACAATATCAAAAGATGAATTAAAAAATAAAAAGATAAGAAAAAGAAATTTAAATCAAACTTTTAAAACAAATTTATTCTCAAAAAATCGTACCCATCGCAATTATTCTAATTTCTAATATTAGGTCTTTGTCCATTTTCAATAATTAAAGGTTCTGGAATCATAGTAGGTAATCGGTCAATCATATTAAGAGTTTTAGTATTATGAATGACAGGTATAACATCTTGTTTAGGTTTAACCATATTGCTAGTGCCAATACCAAATAACTGTGACTCAATATCACAATAATTTTTGGATAAATTATTAGAAGCTATACGACCGGGTAATAATCCATCTCCAGCAAAATGAGTAACATTAGGAGTTCCAAAATTATTTTTATAAGATGTTAAATAATCACAAAAATTAGAATTTCCAGTTTGTTCTAATAGATAATCGCCTTCGCTATTTTTACTACTTGTAGAAGCCATTTTTATTGTATATACTAATATATATTTTATATTTGACTATAAAATATTATTTAAAAAGTTTTGTATATAATGTGTAATATTCAGAAGACGTAGATAAATTAAAAGAAGAATCATTTGAAAAAAAAACAACCAGTAACGAATGAAATAATTGTAAATAATCATAACTGAATAAAATAGTTAATCCAATTTCTATATCGGTAGAAAACATAAATGATGCGGATTTTTCATAGAGTGTAGTAAATAAAGGATTATTTTTAGTATTAGAAAAAATAAAATTCATAGTAGTATTTGCCGCTTGAGAATCATACATAATTTCATCGGCAGTTTCTTTGTCTAAATTGTCTGTATTTGGAAAATTTTGAAAATCCATTTTAAAAATCTGTCGCAAACAATTGCGAAATTCAGTATTGTTGGAATAATGAATATTTAAAGTAGTAGGGTATGAATATGTCATTATTGTCTAAATGAAATATTCTATAATTTTTATATAATTTATTTAGTAAAATGTTATACGGAGGGGAAGAAAACCCAATCTAAATCTTGACACACTTTTTTCCATATCATATCTTGTTCAAGTTGTTTTTCTCTATCTTTCATCATAGGAATGTATGGTAAATATTGCGTTTGATCTAACAAAACACATAGCTGGTGCAATGTATATGTATAATTAAAAAAGTTTGTTCTATTAGCAGGGCAATGAACAGCCCAAGGTTTTTGTATTTCAATAAACAAAACACATAAGGTTTCATGTAATTCTTCATTCATAACAGGCGGTTTAATACCAAATAGTGAATTAATATACTGTATATGTTCAAAATACTTGTTTAATCCTAATTTTCGTAATAATTCTCTCATCTTATCATAATTAATTTGTGACATATCAGTAATACGTTCCTTTTTTATCCGTGCTTTGATAGCATTAATAACATCGTCAGGTATTTGTGTAGTTTCTTTAGCTTGGAATTGTGAAAGGATTTCTTTAAAATGATTAAGTCTAATATAAGCAGTATAAGAAACTTCATTTGGTGGGTCTTTATTATTAGGTTTAGAGCTATCAATAATATAAGTAATAAATTTGCCACATTTAGAATTATTACATATAAGTATGCCTTCTTCATCTTGTGGTATCATTTCACCAATATTACAAGATTCACAAGTATCTGATTCAACGAAATAATCTTGAGAGTTAGTAAATTCATTAGTAACATTTCTCCAATATTGTTGTGTATTTTGTTTAGATATAGTATATTTATTAGTATTTTCAGAAGTCCTATCATTAGATTTAATTTTAAAAAAAGATTTCAATGAGTTAGTAGTTTCAACATTAGTTTCAATATTAGATGAAATTTGTTGTTTTTGTTCAAAATAATCAAAAATAAATTTTGAATTATTTAATAAGTATTGTTTTTTTTCAGATTTTAATTTTTTAATTTGTTCTGAAATGTCTTTAATCTTGTCTTTGGCGTCCATATATGCGGTAACATCACTTTTTAAAGAACGGATGTTATTTTTTAAAAGTTCTTTTTCCTTTAATAAATTAGGTATGGTTTCAGTTTCAATGATATTATAGTGCTCTATTAATTCTGAATGTTTTTCATCAATTGTATGAATAGTTTTTAATTGATTAGAAATGTTTTTTTTGGTTCCTCCAGACATTAAGATAAAATACTTTATTATTGTGTTTTTATGTTAGTTTTTAATAATAGGAATATATATATATGTCAAGTCCCGAGATCCCTTTAATCTTAAAATCATTGCCATATTTTAATGGAATGTGGTTATTATTATGTCATGATCCAAGCCATGATTTTAATATAAAAACATTTAGTAGTAGAATGGGGAGTATAGATAATTATATTAGAAGTGCAATACCAAATTATAATGCAAATATACCAAAACCGAAATCAACAAGTTCTAGAAATATGCCACCATTACCACCTACAAAATTAGGTGGTGATCCAAATGATGATGATGATGAATTAGATTCAATAGATATAGAAAATAATAATATCGACATAGAAGAATATATAAATATATTTGATGAATTATATGCCGATCTAAAAACAAAAATAGAAATATCAGAACAACAATATCAAACACGTAGTCAAGTTCAAAAACGTAATACGTTAAAGTTATACATAGAATTATTGGATAAATATAAATTATATATTTTATCTCTAGATGAATCAAATGAAATTACCAATAAAGGAGGAGTAATAAAAAAAGGTGGTAATTCAATAACAGATAAATATGATAAAATGGACAATCAATTACAAAAAAGTTTAAATTATTTGATAAACCATAATGAAAGTTCAACCCGTTTAAAAAATGTAACAAAAGCAATATTATTATGTTATGAAATTTTACATGAAAGTAATCCAAGCATATCGCCATATATAATTTTTAACAGTTATTATTTACAAACAATAGTATTATTTGTAGCTCTTCAAAACATAAATGTAGAAGAAGATATAATATTTAATCTTTTATCAAAAATAGTTCCAATGAGTAATGAAATAGATTATACAAAACTAGGTGATGAGCCAAATAAATTACATCAAGATACCCGAACAGAAATACCAATAATAGGAGGTTCTCTAGAAGAATTAACTGAGTTAAAGGATATTATACAAGAGATACAGACAGGTGATTATAGTAGAATAAATAAATTACCAGAATATGAAAAAAAATATAAGGAAGAATCAAATAAGGTGCTAAAAACAATAAGTAAGAATATAAGAAAATTGATATCGGTTAATGCTGCTCAAGTAAAAAGAATAGAGAATATCGAGAATGAGATAATAAAAGCGAGAAGTGAAAGACAAAAAACTAGACTAATAACACAGATTAATGTAATAAAACAAAACTATTCAGTTACTGATGAGTGTTATGTAATTTTAAATAATATTCAAGAAGCAGAAACAGTTTTATCATCAAAAAGAAAAAAAAATAAAAAATCATTATCAGTAGAATCACAAAACATAGTATCTAAAATGTTACAAATTTTAGTTAATAAATTTACAAATTTATCAAACAAATATAATAATATTAATATTTCTCAAAATCTCAACAAGGAATATCTAGAACAATTAAAACAAATTGGTAATGACATTTATAATAACAAATCATCAAGGATAGATGAAGATTTATTAGAAATAACAGATACATACTTTGAGAACAGTGTAAATGAAAAAATGAGTAATTTAGGTTATATGTATTATTTACCAACAAAAGATACTATATTTGAGGAGAATCCAGTTATTATAAATAATTCTGCGCAAACAAAGGCATATTGGGAATTAAGTGAAAATAAAGTAGGCTGTTCCTATACAACATATTTAGATGCCCAGGGTGCGATCTCTTCATCTTGTACTAGTGGTAATTTATCAGAAAGTGAAAAACAAAATAATTTTAGTTTTTTATTAGAAGAAGAATCAAGTGATAATTATTATACAGGTGGTTTTAATAAAAAAAGTAAAAATATAGGTAATATTAATTATACAATATCATACGATGATATCTATATTGTTCAAGATGTAAAGGTAAATATATCGAATTTGAATGCCGTGCAAATATTGTCTGCGAATAATACTTTAACTCGTGTAATGAGCAAATTAATAAATATATGGTCAAATAATGAAATGGATTGGGATACTAGATGGAGTTATTTTGAAGATAAAAATCAATTTAATTCATTATTAACATCTATAAGTGAAAAGGGAGTAGGTGATTTTTTTCAAGAAATGAATGTGATAGTAAAAAATGGTGGTTATCCCACAAAAATGGTAAAACCCCGCAAAGGTACAATGGGAGATAGACCATCAGGTTGCCGTGGAGCTTATTATTTATTAAATACTATAAATAGGGAGGAATCTATACATCATACTTGTGATATAGGATATTATAGTACAAGCGATAAAAGTATATCATTATATTATAAAAATCCAAATACAAAAAAGAGGGGTGGGTCTAAAAAAAGAAAGACAAAAAGAGAAAAGAGAAAAGCAAAAAAACAGACAAGGCGTCGAAGAAATAAGAAGAATTAAATAGAACAAGTTTGAATAGAACAAGTGTTCAAATTATAAGTAGGGTTAGTAACATTATGTTGAACAGATTTGATAGTAAAAGGAGGTTTTGAAAATATACAATTTTGACAGTTAGTAACAAACCATAATGTAATAAATACGTATATAGCTAATATATAATATATCATTTTTAAATTATATATTATAGATACTACTTAAAATAGTATTCAATTTTTCACTGCATTATATATTAATAAAAAATATAAACATATAATTGTGTAATAAATAAAATGTATTTGAATTGTTTAATAATACCAATAGCAATATATCAATTAGTAGTATTGCGAAGCGGAGATGAGGTAATAAACTTAAAAATCTATGATAAATTACATCCTATAAAAGATTATTTATTTTATATAGAAACAAAACCAAAATATGGTGAATTAACACAGTTGTCACATGTATATAGTAATTATGGATATGAACCAAAAAAAGGAATGAGTATATCAAATAATACCCAAGTAACTGATAATAATGGTCGTGTATATTATAAAAAAGGATTAGAAAATAATATAAGGGATATATTTTCATATTATGCTATAAATAAAAAGAATAAATGTATATCAAAAAAAGGTGAAATCTCAATAGTATCACAAAATGGAATTATAATAGGAAGTAATTATCTTCTAAGTAATGAAAATTGGAGAATTGTAGGAAATAAAAAAGAAACAGACGCGATGTATTCAAAAACGAGTATATCTCAATTATCGTATTATATATATGGTAGTGATGATTTAATAAATACAAGTAGTATAAAAAATAAAATAGATAAAAGTTTGTGGTATTTCGAAGCTCCTTCAAAATTTATAGGAAATATAGAAGTAGCTTACGGAGGAAATATAGAGTTTGATATAGTAGCCTTTTCAGGTGATTTTTCAAAAAAAATACCAGAAAATAATTATGCGGTAATAATAGAATGTGATAGTTGTAATAAAAAAATAGGTATGCCAATATCAAGAATAAAAGAATTATCTGAATTTATAGGTAGGCCTTCACATATATCTATATCGCTAATAGAAAATACAGGTTGGTTAGAGGAAGATAAGACAACAGGATTATTAAAAGAAATAGTAAATAAATGTGATATAATATTTATATTGTCAAATATATCATCAATACGAATATTAGGAGATTGGACAATGTGGTATGAAACAATAGGTATAGATAATATTTATATAAAAAATCATAATTCAATGAAATTACCAATATGTAATTAGCACCACATGCACAATTTTTGTTTTTTACAACAATCAAGACAAACACTAGGTACTAAATACAAGTATCCAAAAGGATTAGAAATATGATCAGGATTACTATAACCATTAATTTTCTTTTTTTTACAAGGCTTACATTTATATCTAGCAGGCGATAAAGGAACTTCTTTTTCTAGATGTTTGTGTTTATCACAAATGAACGGGTGTTCTGTAGGTATATTATATTGTTCAGGCATATTAATAATAGTGATATATTATTTATATTATTATTATAAACTCGTTACTAATAATAAAAAATGGTATTTATATAATTATATAAATGGAGAATAAAAATAATATAACAAATTTACCACAAAATATAAAAATAGAAAAACCATTATTTCAAAAAATGATTTTTTTAGCAAATGCTTTAGATGAAGGTTGGAGTATAAAAAAGTCAAACGATTCTTATATATTTACAAAAAAGCATGAAAATAGAAAAGAAATATTTCAAGAAGATTATTTAGAAACATTTTTACTTACAAATAGTTCTTCTGAAATGTTATTACGCAGTAAATAAATAAAAAAGGTATTTTATAAAATTACAAATATAATTTCTGGATTCTTACATAATATCGGTATATATTTAGGATATTTACGATTATGGTAGTGCGTTAGTTATGTCAAAAAAATCATATTTTTTAACATAAATTTTAGTCGGTATTACGCTAATAAAAAAAAAAGATTTAGTATTTTAGTAAAACTATAAAAAATTAATTAAATTTAATTAATTAATTTTTCCAGAATTATTTTCTTTATACATTATATAAATTCTTTAGAATGGCTGGAGGTTTAATGCAATTAGTCGCCTATGGCGCACAAGATGTTTTCCTTACTGGAACCCCCGAGATTACCTTCTGGAAGGTATCTTACAGACGTCACACTAACTTCGCTATGGAGTCCATTGAGCAGACCTTCTCTGGTCAGGCTGACTTCGGACGTCGCGTAACATGCACAATCAGCCGTAATGGTGATCTTGCATACCGCACCTATCTTCAGGTCACTCTTCCTGAGATCAACCAAAATATGAGAAACGCTGCTGGTGAGGAGGTCCATGCCCGCTGGTTAGACTTCGTAGGTGAGCAACTTGTTGCCCAGGTTGAGGTTGAGATTGGTGGTCAGCGCATTGACCGTCAATACGGTGACTGGATGCACATCTGGAACCAACTTACTCTTTCCAAGGAGCAACAAGCTGGTTACTACAAGATGGTTGGACACACCAGCCAACTTGCCTACATGGTAAATGCCGGAGCTGGTCGCTCTGACGTAGCTGGTCCTTGCTCTTCCAGCGCTATCAACCAGAGCTGTGCCCCCCGCAACGCTCTCCCTGAGACCACCCTTTACGTTCCTCTTCAGTTCTGGTTCTGCCGCAACCCAGGACTTGCCCTTCCTCTTATTGCTCTTCAATACCACGAGGTCAAGATCAACATTGACTTCCGCCCCATTGGTGAGTGCCTTTTCGCTGTAGATAATGCCGCTTCCGCCACAGGAAAGGCCGTATCTGCTGCTTACCAGCAATCTCTTGTTGCTGCTTCTCTTTACGTTGATTACATCTTCCTTGATACCGATGAGCGTAGAAAGATGGCCCAGAACCCCCACGAGTATCTCATTGAG